GATGGGCTGGCTACTGATGACTTCAGTACAGCAAACGAAGCATGGTCAGAGCTAACCGATACAGAAAAACAACTGCTATGGAAAGCGCCAAGCAAGGGCGGAGTATTTACTACCCAAGAACGCGCAACAATGAAGACCCCCGAATTTAGACAAGCAAAATAAACTGGAGAAATAAAATGGCTACATATGAACAAAAAGATAACAGCGGTGCGTTATTTGTAAACGATAAGAAAGAAAGCGAAAAGCACCCAGACCGAAAGGGTAGTGCAATGATTGGCGGAGTTGATTACTGGGTATCTGGCTGGATTAACACAAGTTCAAAAGGCACTAAATACATGAGCCTTTCATATACTGCTAAAGATGAGCAGGCAGTTCCACAGCAGACAGCGCCACAAGCAAAGCCTGTTGATAACTTTGATGAAGACATACCGTTTTAGATATTAAAAAGCCCCCGTTGTGGGGGCTACTGTCTTACATAAGACCAACGCTGGTCGGTCAATAACAATATATCACAGGAATAAACTAGATGCCCAATTTACTACACGCAGGACAAGCTGTTAAACGCGCTCAGAGCTTTGCAGGAATATCAAACGCAGAGTTTGCCCGCCTTGCAGAGACAAGCCCACAGCAGGTAATTAGATGGCGTACACAGGCTAATATGAAGCTGCACACCATTCAGATTATCTGCAAAGCACTTGGGGTTACATTGGCAAGTTTCCTAGAGTTGAATTAACTCAACTGATTGCTTTACAAAACGGTTGTTTTAGATAATACTTACAAAAGTTATCGGGCTAGAGGCTGGGGAAAATCTTAATTTAAACCCCAGAGACTGAGTTGACCCTCTCAACATAGCCCCTAAAGTGAATCGGTATTCACTGAAGGATAGATTAGATATTCGATACGATAACGAATTTTACCGAGGAGTTGCCTTAGCCCTCTTAACTTGAATTTTAACTTTTACTAGTTAAAAGGGTTAAAAGTACCTCTTAGAAAATAATTTTAAAAACCAATCCATTCAAAAAAAACGTGTTTGCGCTTTAGCGTAAACCAAAGGAGTTAAAAAGATGAACCAGAAGCAACGTGTCCTTGATTACCTTAGAAGCGGTAACACAATAACAAGCCTAGACGCTTTCCATGAGCTAGGTATCACCAGAATATCCGCTGTAGTGTATAACCTAAAGCGCGATGGCCACCACCTGATAAAAGAAAACGTCACTGTCAAAAACAGATTCGAAGAAGAATGCACCATTGCCAGATGGAGTCTGCCATGCTCTTAAAAACTGGCAAGGAATACCTAGTTTCCGATGAGCTACACCAAGAGCTACTTGATGCGTATGGCGAAGACATGGTTAGAAACGAGTGTTTGGCGATGAAGATGTGGCTACTTACTAACCCTGCTAAACGTAAAACAGAAGCAGGAATGCCCAAGTTTATCAATAGCTGGTTATCCAGAACTAAAAAGACTGGCGGTGTGTCCCCCTTTGTCCCACAGCAGCAATCAACAGGTAAAGTAGACCCCCGCAGTGTATTTGAAAAGGCGGGCGATTCAATCAGGGGCAGAACTTTAGAGTGTTCACTGACAGACATAACATGGGTAGAGCCACACGAGAAAGAGACGCAGAAGCAGTATTACCTAAATACTCGCGGCTTTTATTATGACGGTGGTAGTGAGGTGAAATATGCTTAACGATAGACGTATGCAAGCTGGAAAGCTGGCTAAAGAATACCCATTTGCTGGAAGCTGGAAAGGCTTAAAGACTGGCAATAAATACAGCCTACCGTATTTCGCTGAAGTTGCTGGTATCAACAGCAAAACCCTAGCCAGCAGAATCAGAGCCAAGCAGTGCAAGATAATCACCAACTATGATTTACGTGATGCTACAGCGGCTTTTAACAACGATGTAGAAAAACCTTTTGAATCTAGACTTGAATCTGCAACTGATATTGTTAGCCAGAAGTGGCTAAGTAAGTCGCTACTTTGAGTGAAGGCGATAGCTATAAAGTGAACCGACCTGACGAGATAGAAGTCAGGTTGGGTTACATAGCAGACCGCCTGAAAGTTTGGGACTACACCCACCCATGTAATATAAAGCTGACCCCCTACAGAAACCCCCGCAGTATTTCTCAAAATTCTATGTTCCACGCTTGGTGTAAATACCTAAGCGAGCAAGTTATCAAGCGAGATTCGAGCTATACCAAAGAGAACGTGAAGCTATTGCTCAAGCAGTTATTTCTAGGGACTGAAGAAATACAGGTGGGCAAGACCATTATCAAAGACCAGCTCAGGCACACAAGCAAACTTGACGTTGGTGAGATGCACCATTTTTTGAATGAAGTTTACAACTGGGCATTTGAGTTAGGCTTTAGCTTGCCAATCGACCCCCAGAGTGAATACAGAAAGCTAGCAAACAAACAGGTGAAGTGATGAGAGTAGACCCAGCGGTATTAGAGCAATTTGCAACCAGCGAAAGAAACAAAGAAGTGGTTCAAGCTGTTATTAAACATGGTTCACACAAAAAAGCGGCTGATGCTCTTGGTTGCGCGCGACAAACGATTGATAGCATGATAATACGGTTAGAAGCGTTAGCGGCACAAAATGGAGTAGCACCGCATAGAGACCTAACTAGGCAGACCGCAGAAGGATTCCAAGCCAAACGTATATCCACCGCCTACAAAGAAGATGGAACGGTTGCTTTGCAGTGGGTTATCCAAGAGCCTGAAAAGAGAAGCATGAAGCAAAAGCTGGATGCGATGCTTGACGGCTTAAAAGATGACTTGGTTGGGTACAAAGAAGCCACCCCCGCCCCAGAGCTTGTAGATTCTGATTATCTAGCCATGTATATGATTGGCGACCACCACTTCGGAATGTTATGCGACTCAGAGACTAAGGTTGATGACGATGATTGGGACGTTAAGATAGCCACTCAGATTCTAATTGATTCTACAGATAGGCTATCAAAGCGCGTAGGAAATGCTGAAGTAGGTGTTTTGGTTAATGTGGGTGATTTCTTTCATGCCGACAGCAGTGCTAACACCACCACCAAGGGAACGCCAGTCGATGTAGATACGCGCATTGGCAAAACCTTTAAACTAGCTGGCAGATTGTTCCAGATACTTATAGACAAGATGCTGGAGACCCATAAAGAAGTGGTTGTTATCAATGTAAGGGGAAACCATGATTCTGATATGGCTTGCCATTTATCCAGTTGTTTAGAGCTGCTGTATAGCAAGGAATCAAGGGTTAATGTTTTGCCTAACTACTCAAAGTTTATTCATTACCAGTGGCACAATAACCTGTTTGTGTTCCACCACGGCGACAGAATAAAGCCTGAACAGATTCTACAGACGGTAATTAAGAACCTAGACGATGAGTGGGCAGAGTCTAAGAACCGCTATTGCCACCTTGGGCATATTCACCATCATGTAGAGCGTGAATATGGGAGTATGCTATATAGTTGGTGGGGTTCCCTCACTTCTACCGACCAATGGCACAGTGACGCGGGCTTTGGGTCAGAAAGGTCTATGAATGCGGTGGTCTATCATAAAGACAGCGGTGAGGATTCACGCGTAAAACTAAAGGTGCAAAGTTGAGCAATGTTATTGATTTACCTAAAAGGAGCATTAAGCTCACTAGAGTCTATTGCGAGGAGTGTCAACTCCCTCTTACTTATTGGCTTGGTACTGATGATTCTGCTTATGGTCTATGCCCTAGCTGCGACCTTAACATACCTGATGAAATTGATTTATCTACTGAGGAGGTAGAACATTGAGCGCACTTGATAAACAACAGGGCGGTAGCCATTATCAGATGAAGATTCAGCCTATTGAATACATCTACCAGAATAGCTTGGACTACTGCGAAGGCAATGTGGTGAAGTACATTTCCAGACATGGTAGCAAGAACGGCGCAGATGATATTCGGAAGGCTATTCACTACTGCGAATTACTACTGGAGCTGGAATATGGCGAGAAAGCCTAAGAAGCAAAGCACCGTAGCCCAAGAGGTTGAGAAGGCGGCAAAGTTACTGCAAAGGCTGGTTAGATTAAAGGCGGCTGATGATACTGGCTGGGCGCAGTGCGTAACCTGTAACAAGGT